AAATTGTTATATACTAGTTATACACTATATTTTTAAAAGGTTTCAAAATTATTTACAATTCTTATGGTATCTTGTCCAATTACCTTTACCTTTACCTGACTTATCACATACTTCACAATACCATTCAGTATTTAAAGCTCTAGCTAAATCAGCAGCATGTGGTTTAGGTATACCTTTACCACGTTTACCCATTTCAGATTGAAAAGAACTATTTTTAAATATACTATTTTTTTTAGCATTTTGACTTCTTTGCTCTTTAGTCATTGTTTGAAAATTATGATTACCATTTTGCTGTGCTTTACGTGAAGCTCGAGCGGCATATACCTTAGTCATGTAGTATGGTATTGTATCGACCTTTACACCATGTTCTCTTTGTAATTCTATTTCTCTAAAAGAAGCAACTCTAATATCTTCGTGTTCTTCTAATACGTAATAATCTGTAAGTGTTTGTTCTATTGCTCTATTAGGCCACGCTTCATCACATCCAATTTTAACTCTACCATTTGGTAATAATCCTTTGTATATTGTGTATATCATACTAGTTATACAGGCATACACGATAAAGTTTCAAACTTTTGGCAATATGAGCTCGATATATATTTAGTTCTGTCTGGATACTCCAGATGAATTTAAAAAAAAATCAATACAATGACAGTAAACGACATGGTAAAGAAGCTAAGAGTTATGCTCGCAGCTGACAAAGCAGTTGTAACTGAGATTAAGATGGCAACAGCCGAATTAGTTGATGGGACTATTGTTGAAACTGATGGTGAATTGGAAGTTGGATCTATCTTGTACATACAAGTACAAGAAGGTGAAGAAAGACCATTTGCACCTGAAGCGATACATGAAACAACTGAAGGTCTTTTAGTAGGTGTTGGTCCTAATGGTGAGATTATGGAAATCTCAGAAGTTGAAGCAGAAGCTAAACCTGAAGAAATTATCGAAGAGGTAATGGAAGAGGTAGAGGTAGAAGTTCCAGTTTCTGAAGCAGCTATTCCTGCAACTGAAGAGTTGTTAACAGGTATTGCTGAAATGATTGCTCCATTCACTGAAGAGATCGCAGCGCTAACAGAAGAAGTAACAGAGCTTAAAGCTAAATTTGCAGTAATTGCAGATGAGCCAGCAGCTAAACCAATTAGAAACACATTTGCAGAGAACAAGAAAATCGCAGATGATAATCTAGCACAAAGAATGGATTTCTTGAGATCTGTTCGTAAAAACTAATTAAACAAACAAAAAACAAAAACAAACAATTATGGCATTTGGATTTAATGTAGCAGCATTGCCTGCTTATACAGACCAATTATCTTTAGATTTAATCTCAAAGGTAGTTTTAAAAACAGACCTACTTGACTATGTTGATCTTAGATCAGGATTCACTTCAGGTACTGTTTCAATTAACTTAGTAGATGCTGCATTGCCAGTATCTGCATTATCTTGTGGATGGACTTCAGACGGTGAAGTAACTTACTCACAAGTAAACGTAACAATCGAATCATTACAGTCTAAAACTGAAATGTGTGTTGAAGACTTAAGAGCTAAGTATCAATCAGCATTCATGAACGCAGGAACTGGTAACGATATGATTCCTTTCGAAGAAGTAATCTCTGAGTCTTATGCAGACAAATTGAGAAAATACAACGAAGGTTTCTTAATCAATGGTTTCGGTGCAACAACAGGATTAAAAGCACAAGTTACTTCTGCTAATGGAGCACAATTACAAGCTGGTACACCAGCTGCATGGGATGCAACTAACGCATATGAACAAGCTTTAGACCTTTATGATGCAATCGACGAGTCTGTAAAAGACAGAGACGATTTAATCATGGTAGTTTCTCCTGATGCATATAGAGCATTAGTAAGAGCTTTAGTTGCTCAGAACTTATATCACTTTAACTCAGTTGAAGGTAATGATATCTTAATCCTTCCAGGAACTAACGTAACAGTTGTTAAGTCTTCAGGATTAGTTGGTTCTGATTACAAATTTGCTGGACCAGGGAAAATGATCCTTGCTGCAACAGGTTTAACTGATGAGTTAGATACATTTAGATTTTTCTATGACGAAGCTGCTGACGTAATGAAGTTCAGAGCTGCATGGAGATTAGGTGTTGGAGTTGGTGAAGTGAATGTATTCGCTACTAACGATATGGCATAATAGCCAATAAACTATAGACTGGGGACATTAAGTCCTCAGTCTTTTAATTAATTAAAAAAATCAATATAAATATGAGTTGTTCAGCATTAACAGCAGGTTTTCTAGATTTATGTAACGACGGTACTGGTGGTATCGAAGCTATCTTTATCGCGAATGGACCTGTAGAATCAATTACAGAATCAGCAGGTAACATTACCGCTATCACTGTAGGTGGTGCTGCTTTAACACCATCTGATTTTTTCAAATTCGAAACTCCAAGACAATCATCATCTATAACTGAGACTACTACAGTATCTCAAGAAAATGGTACATTATTCTTTGATCAACAATTAACTTGTGTCTTTAACAAGATGGAAGCTACTAAAAGAGATCAATTGTTATTAATGGCTCAAGCTACTACCATGGTTGTAGTTGCTAAAGATGGTAATGGAAACTACTGGTCGATAGGTGTAGAAAAAGGTGCTTTCTTAGTATCAGGTTCTGCAACATCAGGCGTAGCATACGGAGATAGAAACGGATATGAAATAGTATTAGGTGGCTTAGAAGCTAGCCCAATCTTTACAGTTGCATCTACAATAGTAGAAGCATAATCTTTAAACATTAAAACAAAGAAAGGACTACAGAAATGTGGTCCTTTTTTTATGTAACTTGGTGTGGACTCTTATATTGTCTACCCTCTGCCATGGCATTTAGAGTTTTAGCCATCGGATATCTCTGTTCTTTCATCCAAAGATTATTGACTAGTTTACCATAGTTGTATGGTTCACCATTGATAGTTATCTGACCTCTATAACATACATATGTAATAGTCTTAGGCGAATCTATTTGAGGATCATACAACTCATCTGAGAGACTATACTTAACATCAGGTAATGTTTGTTCTTCAAATCCAATACGATGTACTTGTTCTAATAGATACATGATACGCTTAGGTTTCATTGGACCCATTATAGTCATATCAATATCATAAGTGTCAACATCACTGAGTATACTTCCATGTATCCATAATTCATAATCAGACCAATCTATTTCTTTCTTAAATCTATCTAAAGTTTTACTTATTGATTCTATACCATTAAGTCGTTTCCATTGATTATTTCTAAATTTACCAATCTTTATGTCTTCTTCTTTGAACTCCATGTCAATTTACTATGTTTTTATATTTATATGTATACGACTAAATATAACTAGCCTATGACCATTTTAGTACCAGAATTTGATTTAACAAGAGAAGTATCCATAAACCAACCTAATTTGAGTGGTGATTGGACATTTGTGTTAACATCTCAGTATTCGCATCAACCAATTGAAATGGCTGCTACAATATTAGAGACTAACACGAGATTTACAACAATAAGCATTACCTTTCCAACTGGCTTTGGTAACGCCCACAAAAATGGAGTATATAACTGGAGGCTAGAAAAGAATCTAGTCACGATAGAAGCTGGCTTAGTTAAAATAATAACACAACCTGGTGGAGGCTTAGGAACTACTAACTTCACTAGTACACCAGCAATAGAAGAACGAGTTTCTGAAGTGTTCTATCGACCAAATTATTAAAATATAAATATGAGAAGTACACCCGAAGGAATCTACGCAATCAACGGTTCTAAATTTCAAGCAATTGAATTGCCAGATATCAGAGAAGTTCGTAATAAAGACTATATGTTTTATGGCGGCTTAAACCTATTCCCACAATCATTAATAGAATTATATGACACTTCTGCAATGCACCATACTTGTATTGATAGTATTACAGCTGGTATTATCGGTGATGGTATTGAAATCATCGGCGACGAATACATTAATTCAAAAGGCGAAACAATTGATGAGATATTTGAAAAGATTTCTTTAGATTATACAATCTATCAAGGTTATGCTATTAATGTAATCTGGAATAAAGAAAGAACCAAGATATCAGAGATGTACCACTTACCATTTGGTAATGTAAGATCAGGTAAACCTAATGAAGAAGATACAGTTGAAGAGTATATGTTCTCATCTGATTGGGCTAATCTTAGAAAGAATCCTTATAACACATATAAAGCATTTGATCCAACTGATAATAAAGGTGACAATGCTTCTCAGATATTCTATTTCTATAACTACACACCAGGAAACGAAGTGTATCCATTACCAGGATATGTAGCAGCAATGAATGATATTTCATTAGATGCACAAGTTAGTAGATTTCACGCTAACAATATAGCAAATGGTTTAGCACCTTCTATGTTTGTACAGTTTAGAAATGGCGTACCAACACCAGAAGAAAGAAGAGATGTTTATCAAGAGATTGAAAGAACATTTACAGGAACAGAAAACGCAGGTAGATTCTTCTTAGCATTCTCAGAACCAGGAAAAGAACTACAAGTTACTCCTATTGATAGTGCAAATGATGACTACTATTTGTTATTAGAAGAAAGAATCTCTAGTAGAATCTTAACTGCACATAGAATTACATCACCTCTATTATTAGGTATTAAAGATAGTTCAGGATTCTCTAATAACTCAGATGAAATTAAAGTTGCTTATGCACACTTTGAAGGTACAGTAATTACACCTAAGAGAAAGAAGATTATTAGTGGATTTGGTTATATGTTAAAATTAGCAGGTTACAATGTAGGTATTAAGATTAAACCTAACAAGTTAGTTAACGAAGAACAAGTAACTGATACTGCACCACAAACAAATATAGAATCATTATAATATGGAAACAGTACTTTTAGTTTCAGAACAAAGAATGAAACAGTGGACAAGTTTAGATAACAATATTCGTATTGATGTCTTAACTCCGTCTATATTACAAGCACAAGATATTTACATCCAAGATACTTTAGGTACACCTTTTTACAGAAGACTTAAAGAGGGTGTAGTAGCAAATGACTTAACAGTAAATGAATCAGCATTCCTTAAGGATTATGTTGGTCCATGTTTAATTCAATATGCATTATACTTGTTGCTTCCTAATTTAAAGTACAAGATGGTAGAAAAAGGTATTTTAAATGGTGCAAGTGAAGAGACTGGTGCAACTACCTTAGATGAGATGAAGTATCTTAGAGACGCTGCTGTAGACACTGCAGAGTTTTATAATAAGAGAATGTTAGAGTATTTACAAGATCATCCTCAGATGTTCCCATTATATGCTGTAGCAACACCAAACGATGGAATGACACCTAATAGACAAAACCCTTATTTCAGTGGATTACAAACAAACATACCAAGACGAAATGACTTATGGATCTATGCGGACTGTGGAACAGACTGCGACCCCGACTGTAGCAGCTGTAACTAAAAGTACAGTAACTAATATTAAGAAACTAAAAATATACTTAAGTAAAAATGGGAACAGTGGACAAAACACTAAATAGTTGGATAAGTAAGAAGTTGTTTGTGTTTATCACAGCAACTGCTCTCGCTGTGTTTGGTAATTTAACGTCATCCGATTGGGTAACTATAGCGACAGTTTATATTGGTACGCAAGGAATCATCGATGCTGTTACAAAATTAAGAAAATAATATATGCAATCAGTACAACAAACATACGTATTTAACCAAACTGCAGGAGCAGTAACGGAAACTGTCAATGGTAATTGGCTTCAAGCTTATTGTGAATTCTTAGGTGTAACTCAACCAGTTAATTCTAGTTGGTTACAAGCACTTTGTATTCACTTTGGTATTACTGCACCTTTATATGGTTCATGGACAATAGCATTAGCAAATTATTATGGTATTACACAACCTCAGAATGGAACTTGGTGGTTTGCACTATCACAAGCACCTATTCCATCACCAGCATTTATCTGGGATGAGAATACGGTTGTATGGGAATCAGAAGCAAGAACATGGTCATTAACTTAAAAAACAAACAAACAAACAATAAATTATGGCAACATTAACAGGAAACGCGATTAATACATCATATGAAGGGCTTTTAAAGACTCTCGATAATGCAGCTATTAATGGCGTAAACAGAGTGATCTCTGATGGTGTAGGAAACGCACTACCATTAGAAGCATCAACAACAACAATTAAATTTACAGGTAACGCAGACTTTACATCAGCTACAGTAACTGGAATCGCAGCAGGTGGTTTAGTATCAGGTACTGGAACAGACTCTATGAAGACAGCAGATGCATTACTAACAAACAATGCAACTGCAAGTGGACCACAAGCAATAGCTTTAGGTAACGGAGCTCAAGCGACAAGCAACCAAAGTATTGCAATTGGTAATTTTGCAGAATCTACTTCAGTAGGTACTGCTGCAATTGGTGAGTATGCATCTGCAGGTGGTATATACGCATCAGCATGGGGACGTACTGCATCAGCAGGAGCTGATGGTTCAGTTGCATTCGGTCAACAAACTAACGTACCTTTCGGTGTTAATGGTGGTGTTGCTTTAGGACGTCAAGTCGAAGCAGATCTTTCAGATACAACACACGTTAGAGCATTAAAGATTGTAGCACCTGATGGTGGAACTGGCGGAAATGGTATTACATTACTATCTCCAAACGGAACTGCAGGTTTAGTAACATTATTAGATACATCAGAATTAGCATTAGACGGTACTGCTATTGGTGGTGGAGGCGGAGGAGCTGCCGGTTTAGTAGCAGGAAGCGCTGGGACAAATTCAATTAAATCAGCAGATAGTTTAGGTACTGTCGCAAACGTATCATCAGCAGACAACTGTATTGCTATTGGTAATAATTTAACGAATGATGTAGCAGACTCTATTTCTATTGGTGATAATATCATTAACAGTGGTCAAGGACGTAGCATTTTCATGGGTCAGGACTGGAATCATACATACGGTGCAGACTGTGTAGTTATTGGTAATGGTCAAGATCACGTAACAAGTGTTGGTCAAGACGACATGATTGGTATTGGTCGTGTTAAAAAATTAGATGCAAATGGTGGTGTAGCTATTGGTCATGGATCTGAAGTACACGGAGCTAGTAACGGTAGATCTGTTGCAATTGGATATGAAGCGAAAGCTGGTACAAGCAGCGTTCATGATCGTGGCGTAGCAATTGGTAATGGTGCTCAAACTACTGTAACAGATGCAGTAGCATTAGGAGCGAACGTAACAGCTACAGTTGAAGCATGTGCTACAGTTAATATGCTACAAATTGCAAACTATGCAAATTTAAATTACGCAGACGATACAGCAGCAGCTGCAGGTGGAGTAGCTTTAGGTCAAGTTTATCATAATGCTGGAGCATTGAGAATTAGAATAGCATAATAGCTGTCGTAAGTTATTACTTTTAGTTGACCCGTACTTAAGCCATTTTGTACGGGTTTTCTTTTGCTCACTAGTGAACATAAAAAAGCCAGAGACGATCATGAACTCTGGCTTTTCCATATATACATAATAAAATTAAAACAATAATAACAAAACATCTAAGTGTTATTACATTTATTATACCCCAAACTTTCATACTGTTTCAATATAATATAATAATATCCTAATATAATGCGCAAAAGTGACGAGTCGCCATGAAACAAAGGATAGATATCTAGTATAACAAGTATACACTAACAAATAAAAACAATGTATTATGACAAACACAAATGAAAAGTGGGTATTATTCCACACAAAAAGTTACATGAGAGGTAGGTATCCTAAATCAAATCAATGGTGGATATCAGATCGTGGTAATGTTAAGATGACACATGGTCACAATGACAAAGAAAAACCAATTAAAACCTTTCTAACAGGTGGACACAGAGCTAGCCGTTATCTTGCGATCAGTACTAACGATGCACCTGAAAAGTATGTACATAAACTAGTGGCACTAGCATTTATGAGAGAACCATTCGAAGATGAAAATACTATTGATCATATAGATGGCAACAAACTAAACAATAAGGTTAGTAATCTAAGATGGGCAACTCACTCTGACAATATCAATGCTGCTATCGCAATGAAAAAGAGTATGACTACTGATCAATTAGAGAAATGGTATAATGATAGAGAAACAAGTCGTCAAGTACATTTAGATAGAACACAAACTATTATGCAATTAAAACAAGCAAAGCAACTAACAGCTGTAGAGTTAAGACGCTCAGGAATGAAACTCGTAGACATTGGTGAAACTTTAGATGTTCACCATAGTACTATATATGTGTGGTTACAAAAACACATGACAGCGACAGAGATGAGACAATATAATCAAGTTAGATCATAATGAAAGAGTTTAAACAAATACCAAACGATCACCTAAAACTAGGATATGAAGAAGCAATGATGGTTGCAGTTATAGATTCATGGTCTACTAATAAGAAAAAGAAAGGAGAACACTTTCAATCTCAAAAGGAATACTGTGAGAAGTATCATATCAAATCTAGAAAGTATTTTACTATTATTAAGAAATTAAAAGACTATGAGATAATAGAAGTAGTTAGAAGACTTACTAATAATAGACAAGTACTTAGGATTAATCATGATCAATTAGAGTTTGTATTAGATAAAGGGTACTATGCACTTGATGCACTGCCACCATGCACTCCGTGCACTACTACCTTGCACAATATGCACAGTGATAGTGCACTAGATGCACCACTGGAATGCACACCGTGCACAACCCATATACCAGATAAGGTACCAGATAAGGTTACCATAGAAGATACCATAAAAAGTACCAAGCCTGAAAAGTTTTCTTTTGATATTTTTAAGGAAGAAGTAAAGCCTGATGATATTGACCTTAAGCTGCAAGCTTTAGCTATAGGCTTTGATAATGAATATTAATAATTAAGATAAATAATAAAACAAACAACATGGAAATAAAAGTTCCGAAATGGGCAACAACAATAAAGGACGAAGGAGTATTAACGTTTGTAGCATTCGCAGATAGAATGTGTAGATTGAATGGATTCGATACTACCTATACTTTACACGTAGATGACTTAGTAAGGATATGTAATAAGAGATCAATGGGTTTATTAGATTGGTTAAGAGAGTTTCCTGAGATATCTGATAACATAGAAGTTGGTAAACTATATGATACAGTAGTATGCTTTAGTTTAAAAGAACCAGTAATAAAACAAACTAAACACACAGGTAGACCCAAGAAAGAATGTATGTACACTAAAGAGTTAAAAGAAGATAGACAGAAGTTTATATGGATGTACCTCTTAGGATGTCTTAACCAAAATTTAATAACTGGAGAAGATCCAAAGAATGCTTGTGATAGAAACACATTTGGTATTAAAGAATTCCATATTAGTAGAGAAGCCCTACCTTACATAAAAAAGAAAGATAGATAATGAGAAGGGAACACTTAAAGAAACTAGTACTTGATGGTTATTCATTAGAAGATGATAAAGCTAAAGAACTAATACAAGAACTAGTCTTTGAATATTATTATGATCGTAATGATATGGACTTTGACACAGCAATAGATGAACTTAAAGGAGATCTTATATTGTTAGAACAGGTTGAACACTACGAAAGGTGTCTAATCTTAAAAGATATTTTAGATAGATTTGAATAAGTTCCTAACTAAACAGTACGAAGAGATAATCCTAATGTCGAAGAAGATATGTAAAGGTAGTCATGAATCTGAAGACGTTGCACACTTTGCAATAGAACAATTTATGACACATGAACGTGCACAAGAATTAGTTGATAGTGGAAAGGGTATGTCTTTCTTATCTGGTATTATATGGAGATCGTTTAACTCATCAACTAGTCAGTATCATACAATATACAGACAAAAAGGTAGAGTGCACAGTCTAACACCCTCGTACGATAATAGACAAGACGATAACATATACGACCACGAACAAGATATAGCAACAGAAGCTATCTGTGGTGTACTGGAAGATATGAAGGCAGAATCAATAGAGTTATGGTTTCGCGCTACACTACTGGAAATGTATACTAAAGAGCCAAACTTCTCAGAACTCGCACGCCAAACTAAAATACCTAGAACTACAATAGCAAAGGCAGTAGAAGAGGCAAGAGACTATGTAAAAGAAATACTAAATAATAACAATATAAACTATGTTTAATATAATACTACAGATAATAGGATTTGCATGCTTAGGACATTTAACAGCAGATCTAATGGTAACCTTAGATAAAGAAGATGATTTACCTAACAAACCATTTAAGTGTGACATGTGTCTAACTTATTGGATGTCAGTAGTTCCACTGTGTATTCAATTTGGACCAGTAGGTATACTTTATGCTGCAATCTCTGCAGTTACCGCCAACATCATCTATAAATATATTTAATAATATGCAAGAGCAACACAAACAATGGGTAACAGATAACATGTTAATCTTTACCACCAGTAGAAAACTAACACCACAAGAGAATACAATGTTATTCCAGATAGTAAGTGATGTTACTAATACACCGACTAAACCAACAGGTTGTGGTCGCTGCGTAACTACTGCTAAAAAAAATATAATGCACCATTACAATATAGCAATTGCTTCAGATGCATTAAACCAAAATTATATAGATCTTAACCATGATAAAGACAGAAATAACAGTTAAAGGTATTAAGTATACCATAAGAGCAAAGACTCACGAGATATTAGATCAAACTATAAAAGATCTAAAGAAACTAAATAGAAAAAAACGAGACACAGATGCCATTTAAAAAAGATGACCCTAATATCCAGAGAAAGGGTAGAACTGGACCAAACAAATCAACTAAACTGATGAAGGAAGCATTTGCTATGTTAGTAGAATCTAATCTACCAAACATGGATAGATGGATATCTCAGATCGCATCAGAAGATCCTGCTAAAGCTATGGATCTAATCATTAAGTTATCTGAAAGATTTGTACCAGCGTTAGCCAGAACTGAGGTAACAGGTGCAGATGGTGAAGATATCTTTAAAGAACTTAAGTTTAGTTTCGGACCACCTATTGATTCTGATAAAAGAATACAAGAGGATAACACAGACGATTAATGAATGTAACTGGATTTAATCCACACATTGGACAACAGAGAGTAATTAACACCATAGTAGATACACCTGAAAAGTATATCACTGTGGTTTCTCCGCGTCAACAGGGTAAATCACTACTACTAATCAACCTAATCTTATACTATGGAATAAACCATAAAGGCAGTAAGATAGGAATAATAGCACCAATCTATAGCCAAGCAAGAAAACTAATGGAAGATCTATATGAAGCCATTAAAAATTCAGGTATAGTAGAAGCTACTAACTTCTCTAATCATGAGATCAAACTTAAAACAGGTAGTAAGATATACTTCAGATCATCAGAAAGAGAGGATGGTTTAAGAGGGTATACATTCGACTATCTATTTATGGATGAAGCCTCATACCAATCAGAAGATGCATACCGTAGAGCGATCGAACCAACTGCTCTAGTACATGGTAAAAAAGTAGTCCTGTTTAGTACACCTAGAGGTAGAGACTATTTCTATAATATGTTTCAATTAGGACAGAACCCTGAGTATCCTAACTATGCTAGCGTGCGCATGGAACAGGGTGATAATCCTTATATTAATCCAGAAGAAATAGCAGCAGCCAAAAAAGTATTACCAGATGCCATCTATAGAGCAGAATACCAAGGAGAGTTCTTAGAAGGAGAATCAATGGTCTTCTCTAACTTTAAAGTAAATACATTTACCCAATACCCTAATAGAAATGGTAAAGTATTTATAGGAGTAGATTTAGGTAGAGAATCAGATTACACAGTAGCTATAGCAATGGACCAAACAGGTAATGTAATAGAAATATACAGAGATAACCAAAAGGATTGGGAAGTAATGCAAAACAATATACTCTTATTAGCCAGAAAATATGGTGCAACCTTAATGATTGAGACTAACTCAATGGGTACAGTTATCTTTGAGTCTATTAAGAAGCAGTACCAAGACACACACCCGTTTGTTACCTCTAACTCTAGTAAGAAAGACATAGTAGAATCTTTAATACTTGCATTTAACGAAGGACAGATCATGATACCAGATGAACATCTATCACAAGAACTACATCATGAATTAGAAGTCTTCGAGATGTCTTATAATCCTAAGACTAGAAACGTAAGGTATGCAGCTAGAACACCATTCCATGATGATATGATAATAGCACTTTGTATTTCAAACTGGAATCGTCTACAAAATAAATCATATGGACAGTACGCCGTTATGGGAGGAAGGTAATTCATAATCAACCACATTTATATTTAATACTATATGAGCATCACAGTTAACATAGACAACACTAAGTACAACATACCTGAAAGGTTTACCATTGAAGAGTGGCAACAGTTACAACAGTGGGAATTCGAGAATGCTGCACACTGGCCTTGGATTATCAATACATGTATGCATGTCCCGGCGGAGGCATTCAATGGTGCTGATCCTAAATCAATGGAATTGTTTATAGGTCTTATCATAACAGCGATGAACCTAAGAACTCTGAAACACCAACCTAAATTAGAAGACATCAAGTTTGGTCAGTTCGTAGATTTAGATTGTTTCGTCTCTCTTGGTATTGAGAAGCACATCACAGATATCTTAGGTATCTTAAAGGTAGATACACCATGGGCAAATGAAGGCTTAGCAGCTGTCGAACAGTATGTCAAGTGGAGAGGTTCAATATATAAACAGTACGCTCAACTCTTTGATCTGAATGACAATGACTCTGACTACATAGACACTGATAAAGAGTTTGATCCTAAAGATGTTGCACGTGGCTGGTATAAAGTAATAGTAGAACTAGCAGGTGAAGACATACTTAAGATGGATCAGATAACAGAAGAGCCATTACATAAAGTCTTAACCTTCTTACAGATAAAGAAAGAGAAGGCCTTAGCAGCAGCACAACAAGCACGCAAACAAAAGATTAAATCATGACATACAAAGAGATTATAAACAGATTTAGAACCATAGTTGGTGAACACCGAATGTTGAAAGACTTTGGTTATGGACAACTATCAGACTTAAAGACACAATCACAATTAGGACCAGAAGAACAAGGTGTAGATTACCCTTATGTGTTCTTATTACCAGGTTCTAATACTAGAGATAACTCAGTTATGAACTACTCATTCAATATGATAGTAATGGACATGGCGAGAACTGAAGAGGGTGATGAGTATGATAACTACATCTCAATCCAATCACAGTGTCAATTGTACATTGATGATATGTTAGCGAGACTTTACTATTACTATAGAGATCAACCTGAAGTAACCTTAACTGGTATTACATACACTCCATTCAAAGAGAAGTATCAAGATGAGTTAGCAGGTATGACAGCAACTATAACAATACAAGTACCAACACCATTAGATGCATGTGTATATCCATTCCAATCATTTAAAGAAATAGTTAGTGTACTGAATGGAACTGAGAATACTATAGGCGCAGATTTTGGTATAGATGATGTATTCCCATTTACTACAACTATCTATGATCCTGAAAATGCATGGGATACTAACAAATACACATCACTAACACCAGGTGAATATGAGTTTAAGATAGATCAGAACATAACCATTAATCAACCAGCAGTTGGTGAGACTATACCAACACAACCAGTTATCCAACAATTAGTAGATGGTGCAGGTATTACATACATAGAACCTATCTTTGCAGAAGGATGGCCAACTACCTTTGAGTCTGCTACTAAACAATATAGATTTAGAGCAACTTACAGAGCCATAGTGCCAGTAGCAGGACCAACATATGTGTGGGAGTTTATACATATACAAGATGTAGTTGGACAAGCTGAGACTAGTATACAACAGCTAATAGGAGGTACACTTAAAATAGGTAGAGAAGAGTAATGGCAGAAACAGTATCACAGTTTGTTAATGACTTAGCTCAATTAGGTGAAGCACTCTCAGATCCTCAAACACTCTTAGCAGAGATTGGTGATCAAGTAGTAGTGACTATGAAACAGAATGTACCTGTTGATACTGGTGCACTTAGAGGTAGTATCTCTTGGTCATTTACTGGTAGTAACTCAATTGAGTTTAACATGTTAGAGTATGGATGGTATCAAAACTATGGTGTCTTACCTAACTATAATCAAGCTTCATATCACAAGCCATTCTTGAGTGACTTTGGTGGTATTACAAACCCACAACCAGCACCTAATTTTGGAATGGGTAGTGGATATAGAAACAGAGCCTTTGGCTTACCAGCTAGAAAGTTCTATGATGAACTAATAATATCAGAATATATAGGATCACAATTCCTAGAAGAAATAACAATAGACTTTTAATTATGGCAGTAACAATTCAACAAACACCACAGACGCCATTTGATATGGCATATGGAGCTAATCCTATTACTTTGAATGGTATAACACCTTCTCAACAAAAGTATGCATTACAAATCTTTGTAGTAGGTCAAGTAAATCCAATTGCAGATATCAGACAATCACCTAACAGATATGCTAAAGCAGTCTTTGATATACAGAATATCTTACAGACTCAAGTACAACCAACTAAATCAAACATAGATGGTTTACACTACTCTACATCTGGATTTGCACAACAGAATACAAGAATGCAAATAGCTGATGGCGAACTAGTACAGTATCAGATCGCTGTAACCACAGAGACTAACGGTCAATTAGATTCAGCCTTTGTAACTGACCCTACTATCTTTACTGCTGTTGGTGGTCAGAAAGAGTATTGGCAAGTACCTTACTCAGAGGCAAATGAATTCATAGTTACTGCAAGTGGTGATGATTCAAATCCTACATGTACTGTCATCAACTCACCAGCTAGACCACTATCAGATAACGTATGGACTATAGCAGACACACAGACTGGTGATAATCTACTTACAGTAAATGGAGGTTATCCTTCTCCCGGCGGGATAGATGTACATAATGTATACGCAGATGATCAGTGTACTAAATCATTTTGGCAACAAGTCAATAGATCTGGTCAACCTGCTGCACCTAACACTGCAGTTAGAGGTATCGAAGGGTTTTGGATCTTGCAAGCAAACGCAGCAGGTAGTATCTTTAATACCTCATTCTTAACAAACTCACAATCAAATGGAGGTGGACCTAACATAACACTAGGCCAAGGTCTAATACCATCAGGTAACTTCAATGTGATTACTATTGCAACAGGACCTGCTAACTTTCCACAAGGTACACTATCCACAGCATGTACACACTACTATATAATTCCAGTCTTATACACACCATTAACATGTGTAACTGATGATCAATCACAGATACCAGTAATGTCAGAAGCAGCATGGCGAATCCAAAGGTATAACATAATACAAGAACCTTGTAATGATTACGATCATATCCAGTTTGCTTGGTTAAACTCAGAAGGTTATAGAGATCAGTTCACGTTTACTAAGAAGAACGAGAAGAAGATAAATACTAAACGTAATAACTTCTTAAAGGAAGCAGCAGACTATAACTCAACAGAGTACTCAGTTAATGAACGATCAAGAGGATTTACTACATACTCACAAGATATCAAAGAGGTATGGGAAGCGATGTCAGGTTATATGAATGATGAAGAGGCACAACTGTTAGAGTCTATGTTTAAATCACCATCAGTTAACGTAAGGTTCTCAGTAGGTGAATATGCAAACCAATGGATTCCAATTAACTTGATCTCATCATCTTATACTGAGAAGACTTATAGAAAAGACAGACTGTTCCAATACACAGTTAATTACAAATTAGCATCAAACATCAAATCGCAAAGAGGATAATATGATACAACTTAAAGTTTACAAAACAAAAGGAGATAGTGACACATCACTCTTCTTAGATCTATACGAGACTGAACCAATTAAGTTGACTCTGAGTATAGAAGACATTACACAGGCAGATGCTACTTCAGTGTTCTCTAAGACGTTTAGAGTACCAGCGACTAGACATAACAATGAATTCTTTGAGAATGTGTTTGAAGTAGATGGAATAGATTTTGATGTTACCTTAAAGAACTACGCAGAGATCTTAGTAGATGGATCTGAATTTAGAGAGGGACACATCAGACTACAAAAGATATTTAGAAATGATGACTTAGATAGAACTGACTATGAGTTACTCTTCTTAGGAGAGACTAGAGACTTTTCATCTACAATTGCTGAGAAGACTCTATGTCAATTAACAATGACAGACTTTGATTGGGAAGGTCTACCTAATGTATACACTAATGCGGATGACTTCACAGGACCGTTTACATATACTAACATAGTACAAAGTTGGCTAGCATTTCCTCAGACAGCAAACATAACTGCAGGCTTTGCAGATGGCGATATCATTATGCCACTTATAAATCATGGTAATACTTATGATGATGGAGATCCGCTGCAAGGTACAGTAGCCTTAGGTGGAGCAGGTAATGGTGTTAGATCATTTACAAAGTCTCAACATTCATTGTCTCAAACGAGAATGAAGCCAATGATTAGAGCTAAGAGAGTCTTAGATCAAATCTTTGAAGATGTTGGTTATACTTATTCGTCTGAGTTCTTAAACTCAGATAGGTTTCACCAAATGTATATTAGTGCATTCGGTAACGACGAGTCTATTGGTATGGAAATAGATCAAGTAACTGGAACTAACTTTGAGTCTAGTAACCAATTTGGAAGTGGTAATGATATTAATCAGTTTATGTATAATAACTTAGTTACTACTAACATAGCTAATAACTACGTAATAGCTAGTCCCGCAACAGGTTCTTACTTTAATGTCACAGCAGATGCCACACTAGGAGGTAACTTCTATATTATGTCAGCGTCAGCACAAATGAATGGAGAAGTAGAACAATCACAAGGACCTAACGTACAAGTGCCTGTATTCTTAAGACTATGTGTTGTTAATCAAATAGGTGGAACTATCTTACAGACACTGGCTCAAGGTAATACTGCAGGTAATGGAAGTACCTCATCACTTACTTGGGATTCACGTAACGGTGGTTATCAACCAATAGCAGGAGATATTATACAAGTCTTTTGTGATACACAAAGCGGCTACATAGATTACTCAACAGTAACTAATACTTATTGGGATTGTACAGCAGCACCTGGTGACTACTACTCACCATTAGATTTAGATTGTGAACACAAACAAATAGACTACGTTAAAGATATCCTTACTATGTTTAGGTTAGTAATGCAACCTGATAATAAAAGACCTAATAACTTTATCATAGAACCATGGCAAGAGTTCATTGGTAGTGGTGTAACTTATGACTGGTCTCATAAACTAGTAGAGGATAAAGACACTGTCTTAGAGCCTCTGTTTAATACACAGTCAGCTACGATAGAATACTCTTTTGCACAAGATGAGGATTTCATTAATAAATTCCACTTTGATAATAACAAACACCCTTATGGTTACTTACAGTTTAATTCAACTAATGAGTTACTTAAAGGTACTCGTAAGATAGATGTAAAAGGCATAGCGCCAACACCTATAGATCAAATCATAGATACTACTAATAACCACCCAGAGCCTTCATTTATCATACCAAGTATTGTAGAAGTAACAGGTGAACAGACCAGTTCGAATCCATCAAGACCAGAACAATTACCTCTTAAACCTAAAACTAGATTCTTATTCTATAATGGTAAGATACCTATTACAGTTAATCAACATAGATGGTATCTAAATAATGATAGTGGTAATGCAGTCTTACAAACAAACTATCCACTAGTTAGTCCTTATGAGAATTGGCCAGTACAACAGACATCATTAAACTTAAATTTCTCTAACGACACTAGATATTATATTAACCCTTCACCAGGTACAGGTTACTTTGAGCAAGGTACTACTCTATTTGATGGATTCTGGTCACGTTACATCTCATCAATATACAACAAGTTTAGTAGAAGACTAACTGCTAAGTTTATCTTAAACAATGTAGATCTACAAGATCTTACATTCGATGATGTTATCTTTGTTAATGGTAAATACTATAGACCTGAAAAGATTATAGATGCACAAGTAGGTGCAGAAACTGTAGTAACATGTCAATTGATTACTCTTAATGATCAAAGACCAATATGGTTAGACGAACCTCTTAATGGATTCTCTGTCGCTGTGTTTAATGATAATTGTATTGGTGAAGATGGTAGTATACAGATCACTACTGAAGGTACACCAGGATTTACTTGGGAACTTGATGTAAGTGGAGCACAAGGTACTGCAAATCCAACAGGTACTGCACCATTTACATTTACTATTACAGCACCAGTTGGTATCGATACACTTATAGTAACTGATTCACTTGGTAGAACTGCAACAGTACAGGTAGATGTACCAGAAAGTCAAGCGACACTAGTCACAGCAACTAGCGTATTAGTAGATCCTACTATATGTGCAGGTGACGAAGCAGCTTGTAATGGTTCTATCACAATTACAGAAGCAGGAGGTACTGGACCTTACACTATTGCATACACTGATGGTAATACATCAAACCCTAGAAATAATTTATGTGAAGGTAGTTATCAATATAGAGTAATAGATTCTCTTGGATGTGAGTCAGACTTATACACAGTTAATCTAGATTGTGATGATGGATTACTATATTATCAAGTAGAAGAATGTGGTGGTGGACAAGTCATTGTAGTGTCTTCTACTGTAACTTTAGAAGAAGATGATGTAGTAAGTTTAAATAATATTGCAACATGTTACACTGTCTTAGGTGTAACACAATCAACCACTGCTATCGCAACTGTTGACAACACTTATCAAGATTGTGCAACATGTGAAGCAGATCAACCAACATATATTAGTTGGAAAGTGCAATCATGTACTCAACCTTATGATCCTATTAACCATCCTAATGCAACTAGGTATGTTACACTTGATCCAACAAACCAAGGCTCCTGTGGATACGCTGCACCTAGTGGTCAATTAGTACCTGGTATGGTAGTAGCTGATACCACATATACAGATATTTATGGTCCTTGTTATACAGTAATAGCACAAGATAGTGTTGAACTAGGGAACTTGTGCTATGATCAGTTACACACAGACTGTACTACATGTGCTATGCCAACTACATTTGGTTATTATGCATTTGCATGTGATACTCAAAGTTTTCCACCAACATACTTTCAATCAACTACACAATTAGCAGTAGGTGGAGTATACAAGATAGAAACAGGGACTTATGCAGGTATATGTGTTCAAATAATTAGTACACAAGAAACACCATCTGGAGAGTTCTTATTACCTTTTGAATATACAGACTGTAATGACTGTCAAGGTATAACACCACCACCATCACAAGTATGTCATACTATTACTAATACTGGATTTGCAGATGCTTATGGTAGTTATACCTTTGGTTTAGCTGGATATGGTTGGATAGTTGGTAGTGGTAATACAATTTCAATATGTGCAGAAATTGGAAGTGTTACAGTGACTCAAGGTCAAGCTTATACAAATATTTACATATCAGATAATGTATGTACTAGTCCAAAGGATTGTACGCTTGATCCACCAACTCCTTTAACTTACGTTATTGAATCATGTATACCAGCTATGCATAATTGGACATTAGAACGAGGTCAATCTAATTTCCAAATTGGAGACGTAGTACAGTTCAGATTAAATGGTGGTCTTGCAGTTTACTGTGGAACTATTATTCAATTAAATAGTGGAACACCAGATGCGATTCTACATAACGAAGATCAATCATATGGTTGTGAAGATTCAATACACTGTTTACAGTAATTCAAATGACTAATAATTTATATTTAATAGTATGGCAGATAAGATAGTTAAAATAACCTTTGAGATCGACGGTCTAGAACAGTCGGTCACAAATATAGATGATGCCAAAGTTGCATTACAACAATTAGAGACACAAGCTAAGAAAGCTGGTGATGCCGCTGATGGTGCTGCTGATGACTTTGATAAATTAGGTAAAGAATCTAAAGATGCAGGTGAAGCTGGTGAAGGTGCTATCTCAGTACTTGATGAAGCAACTGGTGGTTTAGCTAGTAGATTTAAGAATGTTATTACTGGTGTTGGTAAAATGGGTAAAGCCTTAAAGGTTTCATTTAAATCAGGTATAGCTGGAGCAAGTGGATTAAAGAAAGCCCTAATATCAACTGGTATTGGTGCATTAGTCGTAGCGCTTGGTCTAATCGTTGCCTATTGGGATGATATTGTTGGTTTAGTTAGTGGAGTTAGTTCAGAACAAAAGAAAGTTAATGCACTAGCAGAAGAAAATGTTAAAACACAACAAGAAGGCTTAGATGCTATATCAGCACAAGAGAACTCTCTTAGACTACAAGGTAAATCTGAAGCAGAAATCAGAGACCTTAAGATACAGCAGACTGATGAAGTTATAGCAGCTACCATTGCTCAGTTAGAGCAAATGAAGAAGACTAAAGAAGCTCAAGTTGCTGCAGCTCAAAGAAACAAAGACATCGCACAAGGTGTAATTGCATTCTTAACTCTTCCTATTACAATGTTATTAGCAACTGTTGATGCATTAACTAAGGCACTTTCATACATTCCAGGTATTGACATAGCAACCAATCTAGCAGATGATTTCACTGGTGGTATTGCTGGTATGATATTTGATCCTGAAGAAGTTAAAGCAGAAGGTGATGCTACTATCAAAGAGACAGAGGAGCAGCTGATGAAGCTTAAAAACTCTAGAGATGGTATTATACTAGCGAGTAATAAAGCTGATGACGATGCAGCTGCAAAGAAGAAAGCAGATCAAGAGAAAAGAGATGCAGATGAACTCGCAGCAGCAGAAAAACTAGCAGCTGATAAGAAAGCGATTAAAGATAAAGCTGACGCAGAGAAGGCCGCAGCAGATGCCGCATATCTTGCGAACAGACAGATGATCGATGACATGTTACAACAAGCAGATTTAGATGCTATTGATAACATGTTTGTACGTGCTGCTGAAGAATTAAGAATACAAGAAGAATTAGACATAGCAAAGTTAACTGCAGCAGGAGCAACTGAAGCAGAGATCAATAGAATCAAAGCTAGTTATGTTAAGAAATCTAAAGATCTAGCAAAAGAAGAAGCAGACTTTAACAAAGCAATGAAAGAACAAGATGTTCAGAATGCATTAAGTGCAGGTTCTGATATTCTTTCTAGTATTTCATCTTTAGTTGGAGAAGGTACAGCAGTTGGTAAAGCAGCAGCTATTGCATCTACAACCATAGATACTTATCAATCTGCGAATGCAGCCTATAAATCAGTAGTTGGTATTCCAGTTGCAGGACCAGTACTTGCACCTATCGCAGCAGGAGTTGCTGTAGCATCTGGGTTAATGTCAATCAAAAAGATTATAAGTACTAAGACACCAGGTAATAAATCAGCTGGTGGTGCTCCAAGCATCTCAGTACCTAGTGCACCAGCATTTAATCCAGAAACTGCTTTACAAGCTGGAGCTAATGCAGATACAGCAGAAAATCAAGTAACATTAGGTGAACAAACTGGAAGTAGTGGACCACCAGTAGTAAGAGCATATGTAGTCTCTTCAGAAGTAAGTTCACAACAAGAAGCTGATGCAAAAATAAACGACTTAGCAAGACTATAATATATAACTTATGATGAACAAGATAGTAGAACTTATAATCAACATGGAAGAATTCGAATTCGAAGACTTAGGAGTAGAGATCATGTCTCTCGTTGATAAACCAGCAATAGAAGTAAATTGGATGGCATTCTCTGAAGAGCAAGATGAATTCCAAGAACATGTATTAAAGATAGCACAAGAAGTAGGTGAGACTATTAATCCAGAAGATGTTATCTATATAGATGGTAAATTAGATGAGTTTGCATCTGTAGGTGATTACTTACAAGGAGCAAGAGCATTAGATGCATTAGAAGGTTTAGATCCATCAACACCAGCAGAACTAAGATATAGATATGCAGGTCCAGCGGGACAAAGAACATTCTGTGCTACTTTAAAAGCCCTAAACAAATCATATTCTAGAGAAGATATTACAAGAATGAATCGATTCAATCCTGGATTTGGACCAAGAGGAAGTAATTCATATGATGTGTTCAAATATAAAGGAGCAAACAATTGTAATCATTACTGGGAAGCTATGGTTAAATTTAATAATGGTACACGAGATGTATTAGTTAGCTTAGGACCAGCTGCGGGTGATGCTGGTAAAACTAATAACTCATCAGAACCATCACCAGATGGTAGTGTTAGTAACAATGCATACTTAATGAGTAAACATTGGTCATTTAGTACTGATGATCAGATGATTGTAACCGGGCCAAGTATGATTCCTTTAGCTTTGATACCAAGAAAGGATGAATTAGGTAATACATTTCACGTATACTTCTCTAAAGATACAGTACAAAAGATTGCAAAGAAGTTTTTAGAAGATAACAACACACACAATACAGATATAAACCACGATGATAACATTGTTAATGAGAATACTCTTCTTGAGTCTTGGATTGTTGATGATCCAAAGATGGACAAAGCAACAGGATTAGGTTTTGATGTACCATCGGGAACCTGGATGGTAAGTTACAAAATAAATAACGAAGAAACTTGGAATCAAATCAAAGCAGGAGAACTAAATGGTTTCTCTGTAACTGGTAACTTCTTAGAAATCGTACAAAAAAACTAATATGATAGCAGAAACTAAAGACTCAATAGCAAACCTAACTACCATAACTGCAGCTGGTTCAGCTATGGTAGAATGGAATAGTATACTTACTATGGGATTAATCATCACAGGTATTATACTCAATATCATGAGGATTAGAGACAAAAGAAAGAAGGACTAAAGAGTATACCATTTTTTATCATGTACTCTGATAGCACCTTTAAGTACTAGACCATTTAGGATAGCACTGATTCTTTTCCAGTTTAAACCAGTTGCAGACATTAAATAGTTTACATTAACTGGTCTCTCATTAACCGTAGCGTTGTAACAGCATCTAAGGATTATACCTTGTTCTACTGTTAGTTCATTCTTATTGATCATTCCTTCTACTACTCTCATGTAATCTGAGAAGTTTGGTAATTGTACACTCATAATTGTTTATTTAAAAGAGAGAGCTTTCGCCCCCTCTGTTTAGTTTAAGATTTTAGTAATTTTTTTAATTTTTGTGTCTCTGCTTGTACATTCATAATCATCAACTCCAACTAGATGGCTCCACATATTATACTCTTTTAGTAATTGTTGTCTTGCTGCGATTAATTCTTTTTTTGTTACTTTCATAATGTTTGTTTTAAATTGTTATATACTAGTTATACACTATATTTTTAAAAGGTTTCA